ACACTACTTCACTGAAGACAACGAACTCGTCACACATGTGTCGGGGGGCGCAAAGTATTCTCACATGATCTGGGATTACAATTGCGATTCGGTGATGGCTGTAAAGCGTGGATTCTTCGGAATCCCATACTGCGTAACGCACTATCTGGTGGATCAACGGCATGTAACCTCTGAAAAGAAACTTGTCATGTTCACACCAGCTGGAACCTGGACTGGACTTTCCAGTCTCCTGGCACTATGGTGGATAAAAGGGAGTGAACTCACTCACCTTAAGCCCGTATCAAACGGGTGGGCAACACTATACTCACAGAGTCCCAAGGGACTAAACGTATCTATCGGACGAGCCGGTACGTACGGTGAAGCCACAGTATCAGCAATTACCCTCGAACGGATGTTTGCTGCAGACAGGTTATCCAAGCAAAATGCTAATGTAGGTTCAGTCGCATCCTGGGCCGCATCCGACCGGACGGTGGGTGTAATCATCGCGGATTACATTCGCTGCAACAAGGGGATCAAAGCACCCTACGTTGCCAACATAGCATCAGGCGTAATTGGATATAGTGCAGACTTGACTGGGGACGACAACGACAAGAGTACGATCGTCCCCTACATGCCCGCTTTAGTTAGCGGTGGATGTTTCGCCCCAGCACAAGATGGAAAGACAACAACTTGGGGTGTCGAGTCGAGAGTGACAAATCTCAAACAAATTCGGAGCTTAGAAATTAATGACAAACAACGTGCGCTGGCCCGCAACTTCGTCAAGCGCGTCATTAATAACGGGAAATTGTGCCCCGTTGAGTTTCAAGTGGTCTGGGACAACCAGACCAGGACGACACAACGTTCGATTCTGGAAGAAGCATCAGTCACTGGGGAGGTGACTGACGACACCATCAAATCTTTCATGAAGCGCGAAGCTTATGCTAAGGTCGGGACCCCGAGAGTTATTTCAACTCTTCCCGGCCTCACAAAGCTTGAGTACTCCCAGTACACACTCGCAGCAAGCAAAC